GTCAATAGGTGAAATAAATGTTGGAAACCGAACAACTTTTGCATCTTCTACCGTAATAGAATCAGTTACATCTACTTTCTCTGTCGGTAAATCTCTGTATTGAACTGTAATTTTACAACCTGTAGCAAATTGTCTAGCTATCTGAATACGATATTTTAAAGCCATCTTTTCATCATCTCCAAAACCGAACAATTTATAAACAGGATGCTCTGGTTGACTTTGAATCCAATCGACAAACTCAGCAGGAACATAACTGTTCCTGCCTGTTTGATTAAGGTAATCGTTAATTATCTTTTCACGATCCTTTTTACCAAATCTTTTTTTCATACTATGCAACTTCCTTTAAAAGAGATGCTCTTTTAAGTCTCTCTTCTTTCATTGCTTCGTATAACTGATGACTAATATTGTCATGCGACTCAATCTCTGGATTTTCCAAAGCTAGTTTTTGACAAGTAGCACCCTCTTCTTTGGTTAACTCATCCCAAAGTTTCTGATCTGAAGATGAAAGAATTTTATAACCACCCATAGGGCCGCCTTTTTCTATTCTCCAATCACCAAGTCCACATAAAGTTCCTGCATTAGTTAATAGAGAAGTGATATTCAATTGACTAAATGTAGGATTAATATATCGAATAGTGACCTCAGAGCACCATCTAGGTAACTTCGCACGAGTACGAATATCTGGGGTTCTGTTTATATCAGAAGAACGAACAACAGACATATTCATATATGGTTTACCCCAAATATTAATATGCTCACCCACAACGTAGATACCACGATTAATACCTGCTTTAGTTACACCCTCAGTTTCAAGAGCAGAAGTTGCCATACCTCTCTTGATACCTGTAGATGGAAAACTAAGATAAGCACCATCTTGACCGTTGACGTAACAACTATCCACAAATTCTTCTTCGGGATTATGTTTGATGTCTTTCTTTTGAGCTGCCGTTTTTTTAGCAGCTCCCATAAACAATGTGCTCATGGCTTTAAGTGACATTGAATTGTAAATCAGCGGCCCCGTGCCTACAATCTTTAATGTAATTTCAGATTGTTTTAATTGTTCAACAGTTAACCCTGTTGATTTAGTTGCTATTTTATTTGGCATATAACACCTCGCTTTCTTTTAGTTAAAGTTATTTCGCCCAACTTGGAACATTGTTGTCAGATTGATTGACGGTAGGTTGTGTTGCAGTGTTGGACGGTGCCGCATTAGGATTAGCACTTCCTGCAAGATAACCTGTCTGATTAGGAGTAAGAGGAGCGACCATTCGATTGCGATCTGCATATCCGTTAGTACCTTCCTCAATACCAATCTTAATACATAGCTCCATACCATTTAACTGCTCAATACTGTTAAGCTGTCTAGCTTGTTGAGCTTGTGATGAGCTATCACTAGGATCAATACCCCTTGCACTTTCGATGATTGCCCTCATTGTCCTCAAGCCAATCTCTTTAGCAATCGGAACATTACGTTCACTCATCTTGTCTCCATCAACAAAAAGTCTGTGCCAAACTTTTCGTCCGTTATGACCACCACCTACGATAGTGAATTCTAATGGTAGCCACTTAGCTCTTTTACCCGTTGAACTAGACTTAAAAAAGTTGCCTTGTCCAAACTCTGGTATTTGTGTATCGCCACCTTGTAGAGTTAACACGACACGAGCTATTGTATTATTAGGAATTAATTCAAACTCTCCCGAACTTGAATCTGGTTGTACATCGTTAAAATTAAGCATTAGGTTTCACCTCACTTTCTTTGTTAGCTAAATCAAAATTTAATGGACGTTCACTTATTGGTTTGTTGCCAGACATCTTCTGCAATAATTTACCAAGATGAGGCTCTTCAATTAAATCTAATCTGCCCGATCTATCTTTTGCAGGATAATTCCACTCATTTAATGTGTGACAAACAAAAGCCCTATATGGTGGATTATTTTCATCACCAGGCATCACTGCCATAGTAATAACTTCATCAACAATACCAGGTAGTTCACGTCCTGTTTTAGAACCTTCAATCTGAAGGTCATGGACAGCACGACCAAAGTCATCTGTCCTACTATCAAGGATACCAACAAACACAACATTCTTTTCACGTATATGTTGTAGATGAGTTAGCCATCCCATCATCTCTCTGCCTTGCATACCATAGGCAGCTCTAGTATCTAATCGACCATTTGAAGTCTTACAATCTGGTTGATTTTGACACCATTGAAAACACAACCGACCTGCGACAGTTATACTGTCAATAAATATCGTGTCGTATTTATCTAATAATTGTTTTGGATTACCATATGTCTGACATACAGCATCATAATGTGCCTCTGAATATATCTGCTCCTCATTAATTGCAGGGTTAGCCCCACCAAGAAAACAAGCAAAATCACGACACTCAGACCAAGTTCTAGGACGTATAACGTCTAGCGGCCAACCTTCTATAGCTGCATCGCCTGCCTCTAAATCCATAAATAAAGTTTTATCAGAGTCGAGAGTTCGGACAAGAGTGGTCTTGCCTACACCACTCATACCCGCAATAACTATTTTGTGACCACGTTTTTCTTTTAAACGATCTTCTGCTGATATAATATTTAACATTATTCTTGCTCCTCAAAAGTTACCTTTACACCTTGCAGAGATACTGTACGAAACTCTTGAAGTTTCTCTTGCATAGTAGGTAGTGCATTAGCAAACTTTGCCTCTGGAACACTGATTGAAAATTTAGCTAAATGATTAGCTTCTTCGGGAGTAAGACCGTTTAAAAACTTTGTAAGGCTTTCTTGATCCCACTCAACCTTTTTACGTAACTCAATCTTAACTTTTTGATTGCCATCAAAGATATTTGCAGTACCAAAGTCTTTACCCTCCTCATTAAGCTTTTCCTTAGCTTTCTCAAGGTAACGATCTTCTAAGAATTTATTGAAGTCATGCACATCTTTTTGAGCTTGTTTAAGCTTCTCTGCAAGAGTAGCTTGTGTCAAAGCTAAATTGAAATTATCTACATACTGTACTTTTGTCATAGAGCACCTCGCTTTCTTTTTTTGGTTAGGAATCTCTAATATGGGAATTTCCCATAATAAGTCAAGAGCTTTTTTTAGAAATTTTTATTTTTATGTTAAAGACAGCTTCCATTAATTTTTTTTTTAATTTAAAATCAGAGGTTTGCACCCCTTTTGCATCTTCAACAATTTTTTCTTTTTTCCCATCTTCATGTATTAATGTGTAAACAAAATCAGCAATATATTTACATATCTTTTGTTCATTTACTATAATATCATACTTAACTTGTCTTCTCAAATCTTCTACAACCCCTGCCATTTGCATAGAAGCAAGTTGACCATAACGCTCTGCTTCCCATTTGGAATCAAATTTAAATCCCATAAAGTCAGTTTTTTTAGCGTTATACTTATTATACTTCCCATATCGTGTGGGATAGTGTATATTTTTTTTAAACATATCTTAGAAAGGTTACATCATATGGCATCAAATGAAAAGTGGAAAAGTGTAAGTGTAGATATTAGAACTTATAAACAACTTGTGAAAATAGCTGAAGAAGAAGATAGAAAAGTCGGACAACAAATAGCTAATTTAGTTAAAAAAGAGTTTGGAGCTAGATATGGTAATCAAATAAAAGATATGGGTATTGGCTCTGCTAAACAAATATGATGGAAAAAAAAGTATATATATATGCAACACAGGAAGCAGAAAACACTCCTATATTAATTAATATTTTAGAACGTGACAAACAAGAGAAACATAAATTTCAACAATATGAAATAACATCACATCAAGCTATGAGATTAGTTGCAGAAATATTTTTAATGTTAAAAAGTAAAATTAAAGACTAACTTCTTCCATACGTTTACATAAACGCTCGGCCCGATTTGGCACCTGTTTATGCCACCTCGAATCACGCATCTGATTTGCACTTTCCTGCCAGTTGCCATCCATGACAGCTTGTATATGCTTACGAAATCTGCTGTAACGAGGCAAGCCGAGATTGAACATCATATTTGCTATTACTTGTTTTACAGTCTCTGGCAATTTATCCCAATCATCATAAACTTTTTTGCAATCCATAATCACACTTTGTATATCTTGTTCAAAAAGTTCTGT